TATATCAATTGGTTCCGGCAACATCATCTACGGCGAGTTTAACAGCTTTACGGCTGGAACTGGCCGAGTGATTGCCTACAAATCGGCCTAATGGAATTAGCAGTCAACCCGCCAAAGGTTCTATCCCTTGGCGGGTGATTGCATTTTTATTTTATGCCATCGCTAAGTCTTAATGTTGGGTTAAACAACGGAAGAAAACTGCCTTTTGGCGGAGCCGCACCCAGCGGGATTCCTGTGGCGAGTACGGGAAGTGTGGTCATATCTGGGAATGCAACCTTCAATGGAACAGCAGTCAAGAAGGTTAACCCACAACAATGTTTTGGCGATCCTGCATCTGGAGGAAGATTATTTGTGTATTCTGGAGCAGTATATGCCTACGGGCTTAGTGAAAATGCTGGTAAGGTTTTAATTCCACCACAAGCATTGATTACCGATGACCTTATTTTTGGAACTCCAGATAAATTAAACACTCCGTCTGGCACTTGGAGGCTTGTGGATGCTTCGTATGATGGAGCAGAAGATACATATTTTATCTTATCTACTGTAAACAACGCATCCACAGACGCAAACTACATCCCCACAACTGGCTGGTCTCCATCCATCACCATCACCGCCGCTTGATGGCCCTATGCCAAGACTATCCCTAGGACTAGGAGTACAGACTATCCGCAAGGTTGGTGGAGGAGCGTCATTCTCACCAGCCGACTTGTCTGGCTTATCCCTATGGCTCAAGGCTGACACAGGCGTTACCCTTTCTGGCTCAAATGTAACAGATTGGGCAGATCAAAGTGGGAATGATAAAAATGCCACAGCTATTGTATCTCCAATTTATGCAACAAATAGCATAAATGGAAAACCTGCACTTGTTTTTGCAAACAATGCTTACCTAACTACAGACAATATATTCTACGGAGCAAATCCAAGGTCAATGTTCGCAGTATATTATATTGATAACGAGAATTATTCGAACACAGTAATTGCTCAATCTAATGAAGACAATACAGATACTGGAACATATTTTATGCTTCAATCAAGAATCGATTTGGATTCAAGCCCATATCTAGCTGGCTATGGTGATGATCTTTCTGGCCCACCATTTGTTAATCAACAACTACTGCTAGGAATGGCAGACTATGATGGAACTACGGCAAGACTTTTCAAGAATGGGACACAATCAAACTCTGAATCAAAAAGCTACAATACGCATAACGGAGCTTTTTACATAGGTGCATTTAACGAGGCTGGGACTATACAAGAGAAATTCGGCGGAAAGATTGCCGAAATAGTAGTTTATAGCCGAGTCCTCACAACCCAAGAACGCCAGCAAGTAGAGGCATATCTAAACACTAAATATGCGATTTATTAGCCTAGCCTTAGTCTGTTTTGCTTTTGCCTCCTGCTCGCCACGCAAGCAGGATAACAATGCCCTGCCAGTTTATTCAGACATGGGCGCTGCCCACGACCTAGGAGCAACTAAGCCATGAGTGAAGACCAGGTCTGGAGCATAGAAATCAAGCTGGCCCGGATGGAAGAGCGTCAAGTCCAGCTTTACGCTATGGTGGAAAGGTCACTTGCTTTTCATGGGGATGTTGCTAATAGATTAGGTGCGCTGGAACATCTTCGGACGAAGGTTCTGGCTGTAGCTGGGCTAATAGGGCTTGCTTGCTCAATGGCCTGGGATGTCCTAAAAAACCGCCTTTCTAACTAGGAGACTAAACAATGGCTTCATTTACCGCAGGAACGTTTTTTGTTGACGGGGTATCCAATGACGTAACAGCCGCCAAGCTGGGTGCGCTCGTTACCAACGCAACGCCTACATCTGGCTTTATTCAAGATCGTACTCAAGAAGCTATTATCGCAACTAACGACACACTCTTAATTGGTGACGCTTCCGACTCAAGCAACTTAAAGCGGATGACAGTTGCTAACTTTGCCGAAACTTTACCAACGGCCAAGGTTACAACTGGTACGATTGTGACAGGCACGTTTGGGACTACGACATCTACAGCCGCTACGATTACCACTGGGACAATTACAAATCTATCCGCAACCACCTCCACATTCCTTGGCACAATCACAGGCTCAACCAATGTAATTAACATTGGCAGTGGTCAGATTTATAAGGATGCGAGTGGAAATGTTGGTGTGGGGACGACAAGCCCAAGCAGTTATGGAAAACTTGCTGTTGTTTCATCTGACAATACGGAAGCAACAGTTATTGAATCGCTAATATCTAACAATCTTTCTGCTAAACTCAAATTAGGATTTAATCGAGTTGTTGGAGACAATACAACTGCTGGAAATGCATCTTTGAATTTGGGCGTAACCAGCTATCCGCAGGCAATTCATTTAGATTCAAGCGGAAATGTCGGGATTGGGTCTACGAGTCCTGCAAATAAAATATCAGTTGAATCCAGCGGAGCAAATAGCTCAGAAATAGATATTTCTTTAGTAAGTGGAACAGGAAATAAAGAATGTATTGTTAATTTTGGTAAAAATCTTGCAACTACCGATAGGTTCTTGGGGCGTATTTTCTATCAAGTAGATAACAATGTTATGGGGTTTAATACCAACAACACAGAACGCCTCCGCATTACGAGTGGTGGAGAGGTTTATATCGCAGGCACAACCGATCAAGGAGCCTACAATCTTCAAGTTAATGGAACTGGAGTGTGGGGTGCTGGTGCTTATGTCAACGGATCGGATTCACGCATTAAAGAAGATATTCAGCCACTTGCATCTGGGCTGGATGTGGTTGAAAAACTAAATCCAGTTACTTACAAATACAAGGAAACTTGGTCTAGCGATCAAAGCATCCAAAGCGGGTTTATTGCACAAGAGTTGCTGACTGCTTTGGATGGGCAGATTTATATCGACGGAGTTGTTCAGCATGGCGGTACAGAAGGTTATTATAGCGTTGCTTACCAAAACCTTATTCCAGTGCTTGCCAAGGCAATCCAAGAACTAAAATCCGAAAACGATTCCCTAAAAACACGCATTGAAGCACTAGAAGCCAAATGACCCTAACCGAAATCGCTCAGTACGCAGGCGAGAAGGTTGGCAAGACCGATTCGGACACGCTTACCTTCTTGCAGAAAGCCGCAAGCTTGGCTTACCGCCGAGTATGGGACTTCGCGCCTTGGCGTGAGACTGTTACCAACTCCACCTATTCGGTTGGCACAAGCAGAACAATCACGCTTGGCACGAATGTAGAAACTCCTCTCTCCGTGGCCTATAACGATGCCGAGGTTGACCCAATTGACCTAGCAACGATTGTAAGCCAAGACCCAGGCTTGCTGTCCGATGACCGCACTGGCGATCCAGATACCTACCATTTCACAGGGCGCAACAGCAGTGGCGTTGCCCAACTCGACCTCTACCCAAGGCTTGCCACATCTGGCACGATCCCATTGCGTGTTGTAGAGAAGCTAAAATGCCTTACCAGAACAAACTACATCGTTGACTTCCCTCCGTCCAATGACGCTCTTGGTGACGAGCTTCGCTTGCCTCATGTCCATCACTTGGTTCTTGCCTTGACTCACGCAGACGCGCTGGAACGTGAACGGCAGTACACCAAGGCGCAAGTAATTACGCAGGGTGCAAACTCTGATCTTGCCGCTATGGCTAACTATGAATTGAGCCAAGTTGGTGGCATCAAACAGATCACTCCGCAAAGCCTTGGCGAGCTAACCATAGAAGAAATGTTCTCAGCTTGAAGTAGGCTTTATGCCTTACTACATAGACACAACAGACGATGTACTGTCAATTGCTGGGTCTACCAGCTTTGAGGGTGGGCAAGCTTCTGGAATTTCACCAAGCTTAATTGGAAATAATCAAGCCAGCGAAATTTCCAACATGACGATTAGCCCGTCTGGAATCCTCCAGACTAGGCAAGGCATTTAGACAGTATCAACAAATGTATCCAGCAGTTCAGCAATTCAAGGTATGCACTACTTTGACACGCCTAACATTGAGGAAATTGTTGTTGCTTGCAATGGAGTAATCTTCAAATCAACAAGCGCAACAAGCTTTGCCACAACCTCTGGAACTGTAACAAGCGGCGCAGTACAGGTTGATTTCTCTCAGTTTAATAACAGGCTTTATTATTCGGATGGAGCAAGTAATCTTCATTTTACGGACGGAACAACGGCATTTAGGCAAGGCACAAGTGTTCTTTCTATTACAGTTACAAACGAAGGAAGCAGCTATGGCTCTGCCCCAACCGTCACAATTGGCGCGCCCAACCTAGCATACGGAACAACGGCCAGTGCGGTTGCAACAGTTGCATCCAATAAGGTAACTGCAATAACAGTCACAAACGCTGGTTCAGGATACACTTCCGCGCCTACAGTTACAATTACTGGTGGAGGTGGGTCTAGTGCGACAGCAACAGCCAGCGTTTCTGCTCTATCGCCTTCTGGCCTTCGCCTGATTCGCCAGTTTACCAATCGCTTATTTGCCGTAGGAACTGGCGATAATCGCAACACGCTTTACGCATCCGACATCCTTGATGCCGAAATATGGAAATCGACAAACAGCATTGTTGTCGGTGGCAATGACGGCGAGGACATTATCGCCATCCAGCCATTCTTTGACTTTGAATTGCTGGTTTTCAAACCAAACAAGATTTATCTGGTTACTGTCGATCCAACCTCAACAACTGCTTCTGGATGGACTGTAAGACTGATTAACGACAAGGTTGGATGTCAAGCATCCAGATCTGCAATCTTTACAAACAAGGACGTATTCTTCCTTTCCAACGACGGAATAAGAAGCGTTGTAAGGTCAGCAGCCGATGACTTTTACACCGTAGGGCCAACTCTTAGCGAGCAGGTTAAGAATGTAATAGCAAGAATCAATAGGAGCTATATTGGTTCTGCAAACGGAGCGTTCCATAACAACAGGTATTATCTGGCTCTTCCTCTGGATAACTCAACAACCTGCAATTATGTGCTTGTTTACAACACGCTGTTTGGATCATTTGAGGGCTTGTGGTCAATAGCTGCAAACGCAATGACCAAGACCAACTTCTCTGGCGGGTACTCAGTAAACTGCGTAAAGCTTGCGGTTGGCAGTCCTACAGGACAGGTTGGGCATCTTTACGATTACCTTGATCCAGATTTGCAGGGTGATGGCAACACAGAGTACAAGGACTACGGAACTTCCTATGCGTCCTACGTTGTGACCAAGGCTTACGATTTTGACGATAGGATTTCAAAGAAGTACGGTTCGCATTATGAGATGGAGTATTATTACTCAACGGCCACCAATTGCACCATAAGCATGAAGCGGGAGACAGACTCCCAATATGTCACAATTGGGACAGCCGTAGACACATCGACCCCAGGAGGATTAACCCTACAATTCACATTACAAGCCACGCTTTCGGCTCAGACCTACAACTTTAGGGCTGATAGTCTTAGGTCTTATCAGAAGTGGCGCAATATGAAGTTCAAGATGGAAGCTCCAGGTAAGAAGCTTTCCATTAAGCAAATTATGATTGCCGCCAACCCTGACACCATTGAGGTGCAAAAGAATATATGACGGCTATTGAGTACATTGAGCAAAGTAGCGTTCCAGAGGCTATGTGGCCTAACCTGGCTGAGTGGTTTGGATGGTTTGAAAAGCAGGGTATGGTCGGGATAGTTAGGGATGAGGAAGGGATAGCTGGGGTGGCTCTAGCTAGATGCATAAAGGATGGGCAAAGGGCTGACCATTATGTGCATAGCGAAGATGGCGAGAATGTGTTTGTTGATTTGACTATCTCTTCAAAAGGTGCTAAATCCTTACGATGCTTGCTGTTGCTCTTGGCAGAGCGTTTTGGTCCTCGCAAGCGGATCACCTTTAATCGTTCTGGCAAACCAAGGAGTTACGACTATATGACATTTATGCGAAAGGCTTTACTCTAATGGGTGGCGGTCCTTCTATTCCTGCACCTCCGCCTCCGCCCGATCCGCTGAAAGCGGCAACGGCAAACGATATTTTCTATCGCTCATCTCTGGAAACATATATTCAGAAACAACCCGAAATTGCTGATTTGGAGCAAAGGTTGCGCGAGAAGTATTCTCCTCGCCAGCGTGAACTAGAACGCCAGATGTCAGCCTTGGATCTGCAAAGATCGGCACAGGCTGGCTTGCAGGTTGAGCGTGAGCTTGGCCCACAGCGTTCTCTGGAAGCTATGCGCCGTCAGTTCGAGATGGCCCCAGAAGCATACGCAACTCAGCGTGGATTGGGTCAGCAAGCCGCAATTCAGTTCGCTCGCCTTTATGGTCAATCTCCTATGGGTGCTGTACCGCAGAATGTTCAGCAATCACAGGGAATAGGCAATGTTGATTACTTGAGCAATCTTCCAAGAGTAGGAGTTGGCTAATATGGCAACAGCAGCAGAAAGAGCAGCAACAGCGGCTGCTACAAAAAGAAATAATGCCGTCAATTCGATTAAGAAGGCATTGCCACAATTGGCAAATCCAGAAGCTTATGTCACATCAGCAAACAATGCAGATTTAACTGCAGCCAGAAAAGAGTATTTACAAACAAATCTAGGATTAAACCCAGCTCTATTTAAGTCTAATAATTCCTATGACATCGCCAAAGCCAACAAGGCTTACGCAGTAAAGTCACTTGGCCTAGATTATACCAAGTTTGCAAAGTCTGGATACGACATAAATCAAGCCAACGAAGCCGCAAGATTCAAGGAGCTTGGAGTAAAGGATGTGGAGTCACTTGTTGATAAAACTGGTAAATTTTCAAACGCATCAATTGCTGCAGCAGAAGAAAGGTTGATTAAGGATGTCTACAAACTAGACCCAGCCAATTTTGCTTTTTCTGGAACAGTAGTTGTGGGGCAAAGGCCAAATCCTATTACTGGCAAACAAGAAAACATAACCCAGCAAGTATTAAAATATGATATTGCAAAGGCGGGTCAAAGGTTTGAAGAGGCTCGCCCTAAAATAGAGACAGCCTCGCAATATCCAGCGAACTTTACACAAGCAGTAAATAATTACTCGAAAGCTTTTGAGGCTGCAATATCGGTTGGGCTTGAGAACATAAACGATGCGGATAAGGCAACCCTGCAAAAATTGGGCAGGACGGTAAGAGATTTTTCTGGAAAGAATATAAGCGAAAATCAGCGTAGCATTATCGACAGGATCAATGACGTAGATACGACAATCAATAATTATGATGCTCAAAGACGAATTACAGCAGAGCAGGCCAGAAACATCCCTGGAACACCAGAATACAACGCTCTTACTGCTCCAGAAAAAAAAGCAGCAAATGCAGCGTGGAAGCTAAACAAGGACAAGAATGCAGCCTATTCAAAACTCCGCATTGATAGGGAATCAATCACGCGCCTTGCCACTGATGCGAAGAACCTAGCTCCTCGCTTTCAAGAATCATTTACTCGATATGGCCTATCCGATGTTGTTCAAGGCATGGGCGGAAGAGCCGCCGATCTTGCCAAGGTTGATACTGGGCTTGCCAATCTTCGCGCCAATAAAGTCTTTGGAACTGATGCTTTGTCTGGGAAGTTAAACTCTCAGGTTACAGACGATCAGATTCTTAATGACATCAACACGGCCAGAAAGAATGAGTATAAAAGCCTGTATGATATTGGCACAGCCGCAACAACAGATCTGCAAAGCCAAATTACTCAAGCCAATCAGTTTCTGTCCGATCTTCCAGCAAACGACCCAAGGCGCGCCGAAGCACAGAAATCAATTGATAGTCTAAATTCAGAATTGGCAGAGGCACAAAAAGATACTCTTGAGGCAAAAAATCTTTTTGAAAATTATCAGCCCGTATCTGGCGAGCAAGCTACTGGTGCAATATCGCAGTTTAGAGAATCTCTCCGTCTCCCAGAAGAACGAACACTAAGGCAGATTGATGAGATTGATCCTACTGTTGGCGCGACTGTTCGCGGTCTTGCCAAGCAGTACCAGACGATGGCAGAGACTCCTCTTGAGGCAACGACCAGCCCAGAGACAGAAGCCTTTAGGCGTGATGTTGAACAACGGATTGCTGGTCAAGTTGCGCTAGGCTCACAGCTTGGTGCGGAAGAGCAGAGGCAATACCAGCAGGCTGCAAGGGCAGCACAGACTGCCAGAGGCAATATCTTTGGTGTTGCGCCAGCCGTAGAGGAAGCAGTCACAACGGGATTGGCTGGGGAGCAAAGACTTCAGGCTCGCCTCGGTGCAGCCCAAGGATTCTTGGCTTCTGGTCAAAGCATGTCAGACGCAATTGCGCGTGACGTTGGCCTGCGTAATGCCCTTCAGCAGTCTCGCCTTGGCGCGGCTCAAGGCTTTATTGCAAGTGGTCCTACAATGTACAACTTGGCCTCACAGCGTCTTGGCACACAGCAAGGTCTGTTAAATAATTACTTGGCTGCCTCCGCACCCCAAGGTACTGGCGGATTCCAAGCCACTACTTCAGCCGCCAATCCGTATGCCTACGTCAATCCTAACGCTGGATTCATTGGCGCGCAGAATGCGGCTGGTATTTTTAATACGTTGGCAAATTATCAAGAAGGCGTATATGGATCACAGGTTGGTGCGATTTCTAGGCAACAAAGTGGTGCGCAACAGGCGGCATCAATACTTGGTGGAATATCTGGATTTACTGGATTGTTTGGTGGACCTGGAAGCAAAGCATTCTTTAGGGGATAATTTATGCCAGCATTAACACAAGCAGCGCGCGATTACGATAAAGCCTATGAGCAGATGAAATACAACCAGGCAATGAAGTCTGATCTTGAGATGCAGAAGCTGCAACTTGATTTGCAAGAGAAAATGCGAGAAACTCCAGAATCAAAGATTGCGCTTGCTGAAGATATGGCTATGAGGCGTGAAGCATTAAGGCAAAAACAGCAAGGAATTGAATTTGGTGATGTTGCTAAGAATGCTGCACTCCAAGAGGACTTAAGTCTTCTTGAAGCCAGTAAAAGGCAAGGTGCTGCTGATATTGAAAACAGAATGCTTGCGGCGAGGGGCCAAGCAATAGAAAATATTTTGATGGGCGGAAAGGGTTTAGTCCCTACTGCAACTGTAAATATGGGAGGAGTAAAACAACAGGTGTTGCCAGAGCAGGTTGGAAGAACTGGTGCTGACATTTATGGGCAAATTTATCAAACACAAGTTCCCCAATTGGCCGCAACCTATGAGGCAGAGGGTCAGTCAAGAGATACTGCAATTAAA